CTGGGCCTTTAAATTTGAGTTTTCTTTTTCGAGTTCGTCTACCCGAGCTGTAAGACTTTCCAGTTCAGCAGAGTTGTCTGGGGCAGTAGCAGCTGGTGCGGCACATCCAGATAGAACTATGGCAAGTAATGTTAAAACTAATAAAATGTTTTTTTTCATTTGTAGGACCTCTCAAAATATTTAATTTGTCTGCTTAGTTTCTTTTTTCATTCTGGCAAATCCGACATATGATAAAATCATCTGTATGATTACAAACATAAAATAAACTGGGAATAATACTAAAGCAACTGTATAGAGTATGGCTCCAGTTAAAGCAAATCCGCGCTTTTTCATGAAGAGTCCTAATCCATTAAAAATCACGGCAAGCGCAGTAAATACAAGATGAGGCATTACTATTGCAGTAGCTAAACCGGAACCAAGCTGTTCAGCAGTAGACGCTCCGCTCCCAGCGGCACCTGACCAGTATGTGGCCGAATATATCAGGTATAATACACCTAATATAAATGAGATAAGTAGACATTTGCTTAATTTCTGTTTCATACACATTCCTCCTAAGTTAACGGCTAAGCCGAATTTTATTAAAAAGCCATAGGCTGATTAATCATAAGTCATTCCCATAGAGCCATTTATCCTCTGCGAGTCTAAAGCAACTCCGGTTCCGTGGGCTTCTTGCCTTTAAATCATAACCATTACTTTTTGTTACGGTATGCTTGAGTTAGTAATCCGCATCGTCATATTCGTCGTCATAATCACCATCACTGTATCCGCCAGAAAAGTCCACTTTAGTCCCTGGTTGGAGAGCGGAAGTGGATTCTCTTTTTACTGGCTCTTCCTGCTCAACTAGATTTTTTAGGTCATTATAAAAATCAGGTGACATCCAGTAAACCCCATTGTGCAGAACTACACGTCCGTCTATAATTTCGTTTGCCATAGATGTAGATGTTGGAATACCATTGTAGGCAATCCAGCCAGCACCGGGCGCACGAACTGGAATCCCATCCGTCTGACTGATGGGGTTGGAGCAACTTCCATCCGGTCGGAAATTGAGCCATCCATCAGAAAATTGAACATTACCAATCTGCATATACCCTGAATTGTTAAAGTAGTACCACAGGCCATCAATCTGTTTTAAAACCTCGGCAGGATAATTGCCATCATCATTCTGATACCACCATCCAATATCGTCCTGTTTCCATCCCCCTGCCAGTGCAGTTATGCTTAACGCAGATGATAGAAGAACGGATGTAATAAATACCTTCATTTTTTTCACAAGCAAATCCTCCTTAGCTTTATGCGTGTTTATTTATTAAAATAAGCTATTTCTTATAAATCATTCCCGTAAAGCCATTTGTTTTCTGCAAGGCTAAAGCCACGGTCTCCGTGCCATTTGCTTAAGAAACGCATAAAATTAGAACGTTCATCAAATTCGGAGTAGCCATCCTCACCCCCTTCAGTATAACACCCCCTGGCCGATTGGACAATACCTTCCATGAGCGGAATAATATTTGTCTCTGGAAAGAAAATATGCTCCAGCTGTAATTCTGGTTCTGTGGGCTTTCTGGTTACGCTGTAGGAGATGTTGCGGAACCATTCCTTGTAGGACATCAAAGCTCTGTTAGATGCCTGATAGGACAGACCGAAAGCATCATGCAGTTGTTCTGCATCCCGGTATCCATATTTATGTATCATAATCCGTGGAGCCAGGAAATGGCTGGCAAATGCATCAGCTTCATCATCGTTTTCTTTTGTATCTCCAACATGCCCCAATAGTATGTGACCAACTTCGTGCATTAACGTAAAGCGTTGGCGATAAATATACGGGAAAGCATCATTGTAATAAATTTTCCCTTTTAATTTAAAGGCATCATTGCTTACCCTGTAACATTCCCGCTCCTTTTTGGCGGATAGCTCAGAGTACTTAAATAGAGGAATCTTTAATCTTTTAATGACTTCTATACAATCAATAGGGAAGCTTCTAATGTCGCATATTTCATATGTACTTAAAATAATGCGAAAAAAATCACATTGTTCCAAACAAAACCACTCCTTTTAATCATCATCAGATAATAAAGTTCTGATGATATCCTGTTTTTGTTCGACCGTGAGTTTTTTTCCGTTTCGGGCAATAAGGCTCTGGATATCTTCATATGTTGGTTCATAAGCCTTTTTCTCAGGTAGAATGGTGGTAGTGGTCTTTTTTCTTCCTAAAAGATAATCTATGTCCACATTGAAGAAATCAGCAATTTTTTCTAAAGTCTCAAAATCTGGCTCTCTATTACCGTTTTCGTACATACTAATAGAACTTCTTGAAATCTCCAAGGCTTCTGATAAGTCTGCTTGAGAATATCCACGAGTTTGTCGTAATGATTTAAAAATATTATTAAAGTCTCCCATGTTCACACCTCGTTTCTAACTAAATAATATCACATAATGTGAACAATGTAAAGGGGAGTGACACATTTTGTAACGAAATATTGGTTTAAGTATTGACACAAAGTGTATACAGTGATATAACATAAATAGACACGAAATGTGTCAGCCTAGAAAGGAGGTATGTCTATGGATGCCAAAGCTATTTCTAAACGTCTTATACAACTAAGGGGTGAAAAAACCCAAGAAGAAGTTGCAAAAGCTGTAGGAATCAGCAAGTCAGCTTTGTCGATGTATGAAAATGGTAGTAGGATACCGCGAGATGAAATAAAAATTCGTATTGCCAAGTATTACCATAAAAGTGTCCAGGTTATTTTTTTTAACAACAATGACACGAAATGTGACAAAACATAAGGGGAAACAAACACACGTTCGATAAAACAACTATACCACTATCACATGCGTGTGTCAACTATGAAAAGGAGGGTGAAAGAGGATGAACAAAAATCAAAATATCGCTCCCTGTAAGAAGGTAAACATCTTAGGAAGGAAGCGATATTCGGAAAAGTGTAGCGCAAAATATGTAATTGAACAGAGCTTTGATGACTGCTGGCGGGCAATCACGCGGCTCCATTTATTAATCATTATTGAATTTTTGCTATTGCATCAGTTAAAGCTTAGCGCAGATAAGAAGAAAGTGAATCCATAAGCTGTTTTAGCATAATTCCTAGACCAAGGTCATTAGCTTTTTTGGCTATATCCAAAAGCAATGATACCACTGAGAGAAAATCGGAAATGGTCTTCATACTTGATTTAGAAGCTTTTTTCTCATGGAGTTCTGGAATTTCAGTACATAGAGATAGTAACTGCTCTCTAATATCAGGTGGCAAAACAACAGAACCATTCTCAGCCTTGGCTAGAATTTCGTATTTATCCAATTCGATATCTTCCCATTTGAAATTGGACAAATCATTTCATGTGAAATTTTTTGCCTCATCCCATGTCATAGCATCCTCATCTCCTTTCTTTATTACTCGGCCCTGGCGGGACCCTGTAAGTACAGTATAAAGCGAGGGGGATAAAAAGACAAGCAAGGAGGATACATAAAATGAACCATCTACAGATTTTTAACAACGCCGAGTTCGGGCAGATACGGACTGTAGAGATTGAAGGAAAAATTTATTTTGTAGGAAAAGATGTAGCCAACGCATTGGGCTACAGCAATCCCAGAGACGCAATTGCAAGACATTGCAAGGGTGTCGTGAAACACGACAGCTTTAAAGAGGGTGGTCAGGAAGTAGCATTAATCCCCGAAGGCGACATGTATCGTCTCATCACCCACAGCAAGCTGGAATCAGCAGAACGTTTTGAATCCTGGGTATTTGATGAAGTCTTGCCATCCCTCCGTAAGACTGGTTCTTATGAGATACCGAAGCAGGACAAGACCAAACGCCTGCCGCTTTCTTCCGTCAACATGATGGTGAAGAATGTCATGAGCACGTTGGAGAAGGCAAGGGTGGAACCGGTATATGTGGCGGCAGAGGTAAAACGGCTGTACACAGATTTAGGGTATGAAGTCAAAGCACCGCTCCTTACAGATAAAGAGGACATGCCAAAGCTCTATGACTGTACAGAGATAGCCAAGGAACTTGGTATCTACTCTGCCAGCGGGAAGCCTCACAATCAGGCCGTAAGTGCCATCATTAAAAAGCTGCATATTCCGAGCAGTGAGATTGTTACCACAGCGTTCAGCCGGAATGGGCATGAAGATGTGACAGTACAGTATAAGCCAACCGTATTGGAAGATGTGAGACTGTGGCTGATAGAAAATTTTTATCCCGCCAGAATCCCTTACGTGGATTCTAAGGGCAATCAGAAAACATGTACTGTAGTATATCGCGAGGCAGTGTAAACAATATGTCAACTGGGAAAGGAGGTGAGAGAAATGGCTGTTAGTAAGATTACAGAAATAGAAGAAATCCTCTACGAACAGGTGATACTACTTGCAGAGGACTCCAAACGTAATGACATTGATTCTGAAACTCTTAGAAAGAATACTGACACGATATTAACTGTGAGGAATTCGATTATTCAGAATCCGGCATGGCCAGTGCCCGGAGCGGACACGGTGGTATCCGTGCAGGGACTATGAGAGGAAGGAGGATAAAAGCGATGGTGGAGCCTTACAAGCCAATATACACAGTCAAGGAGGCGGCAGGCGTTCTCAGGGTTAATCCAACCAAGGTGTATGAGCTTATCAATACAAAGAAGCTTCCGTCTTTGCTCCTGGGCCAGCGGAAGATACGAGGGAGTGACCTGGAACGATTTATTATGACGTATCCGGTAGCCGAAATAGAGGAAGGAGGGACAAGCCAATGACAAAAGTAACTGAGTTATCCATCCGTGCTAAGGCACCGGTCCAGTATCCCGGCTGGCGTGTGGATTTTGTAGGACCGGCTACCATAGCACTGACCCATGTCATGGGTAGGGAGCGGGTGATTGAGGTGCGGCACCGCAGGAGACGCCGGGACGGCCCAATCATGAGGGCAGCTAAGCGGATTGTGCCGGCGGTCATCCTGATGGGCGGGATGGTGGTGGCAACTGGGTGGATTATGGCGCTGGCCATGGGCGTGAGGTTGTGAGAGGAGGTGAAATGATTGAGAAAAAAGATGGTCAAGAAGCTGACAGCGCTGAATTACATAAAGAAATCTGGGTGCCAAGACTTTGAAGCGGCATTCCCAAGAGTCACCGGATATATAAGCGAGTGCGCTAAACATAATCCGGATGCATTGTACACAGCAACGGAAGTGGCGGAGCTGATGGAATATCTATTTGAGCTCCGAAGGAGAAAAAAGGACCCCGGCGGCGGCAACCGCGAAGAGGTCCAATAACTAAAAAACAACACACCCTTATTATAAGGGAGATATCGGAGGATTACAAGATGAAGAAAGAATTAAGTAAAAATGAATTAGTAAACGTAATGAATAACACAACAGCTACATTAAGTAAATTAGGGACCCGTTTAAAGGCCCTGGGCATATTGGAAGGCAGTAAAATCAATATCATTTTGGTGTCACCCGATTCCTGTGTACATGTTGATTTAAGAGATGCTGGAGTTAATGAGGATGTTATAAATGGAATACAGAGCCTTTTAAAACATGAGATTGGAAAAAACGTCCAAGAATATCAGGCT